CTATGTACAATGTGCCGACCATTTATAACGGTCAGATCAATGATCCCAACACTTTTGCTGGAATGAACGAAATCCGCAAGAATGTTATGCAAACCCCAAACGCTTATAAAGCCTACGAAACTGAACAGCAAGCCATTCCTGACGCTATACAGCGTTCTAAAGACATTGGCAATTTGCGTGGTGATGAGCTAAGACGGGCTGTTTTAATGAAATACATGGAGAATATGTAATGGAACACATGAGCCGCAAGTACAAGAAAGAAGATGCAATGCTGCGCCCTGAACATCAATCTACGCTAGAAAAGCAACAAGCAGAACGCAATGCCCGTAGGAAGATGCTATCTAACAAACTTAAAGACTTAGATAAAGAAGTCAAATAGTAGTAGAATTAACTTATCTTAATCAACCACTTGGTTAAATATGAAAATTCAAGATGTTGCTGTAAACAAGCTAATTCCTTATGCTAAAAACAGTAGAACTCACAGCCCTGAACAAGTAGGGCAAATAGCCGCCAGCATTAAAGAGTTTGGATTTAGAAACCCTATATTGGTAGACGGGGTAGGCGTTGTTGCTGGGCATGGTCGGTTAATGGCTGCCCAAAAACTAGGTTTAGACAAAGTACCCACAATTGATTGCTCCGATATGACTGAAAGCCAAAAGAAGGCTTATATCATTGCTGACAATAAGCTGGCACTAAACGCTGGGTGGGATACCGCTATGCTATCTATTGAAATGCAAGAACTAGAAGATGAAGGCTTTGACCTAACCTTACTAGGATTTGACGATAAAGAGCTAAACGCATTACTACAGCCCGAAGTCGTTGAAGGTTTAACGGATGAAGATGCCGTACCTGAAACGCCAATAGAACCCAAAACCAAGCTAGGCGATATATATATCCTTGGAAATCATAGGCTTATGTGCGGTGATAGCACAAGTATTGATGCGGTAGATAAACTTTTAGACGGGAAAAGACCCGATATGGTGTTTACAGACCCGCCTTACAACATAGACTATCAAGGCGTTAAAGATAAGCGTGAAAAGATTAAAAACGACAAAATGGATGATTCATCGTTTAAAGACTTTTTAACCCAATCGTTATATAGCTGTGAAACTATGTATGTGTGCTGTTCTTGGCAATATTCTCATTTATTTAAAGAAGCGATGGAAACTATTGGTCGCAAACCTAAAGCTATGATTGTTTGGGATAAGGTAAACCCAGCCCAAAATTTAGATAAATACTATAAACAGCACGAACTTATTTATTATTACGGTGATTTTGGTGGACATAAAACGCTTAGAGGTGATGTTTGGACACTAAAGCGTCAGAAAAATACAGTTCACCCTACTATGAAACCTGTTGAACTTATACAGTTAGCGTTAGAAGACCAAGTAGGAAAGCATATTGTTTTAGATATATTTGGCGGTTCAGGCTCAACCATGATTGCTTGTGAAAAGCTAGGGCGTAAGGCTAGGCTTATGGAGTTAGACCCCAAGTATTGCGATGTCATAGTTAAGCGTTGGGAAGACTTTACTGGCAAACAAGCTATTTTAGCGGAGTTATAAAAATGGCAGAAAAAGGCAGACCCCCACATAAACCCACTAAAGACACCCTAGAACAGGTAAAACGCTTATCTGCATTGGGTTGCCCACACGAGGACATAGCCACACGCTTAAAGATTAGTGCTGATACTTTGGTCAAGTATTACAAGGATGAACTAGACGAAGGGCGCATTGATGCCAATGCCGCTATAGCTGGTACATTGTTTAGCCAAGCCAAGAAAGGCAATACGGCTGCCGCTATATTTTGGCTAAAGACACGGGCTAGGTGGAAAGAAACCCAAGTAAACGAAGTCACGGGTGCTAACGGTAGCGATTTAAGAATCTCATGGGCTGATGAGTAGGGATATAAAGCTCAAATACCGCCCTAGAAGCGTTTTTGAGGACTACCATAGCCGTAAGGAGCGTTGGGCAATAATCGTGGCCCACAGGCGTTGTGGCAAGACTGTAGCCTGTATTAACGACCTTATAGTTAAAGCATTGCTAGAAAACAAACAACACGCCCAATATGCCTACATCGCCCCTTTTTACTCACAGGCAAAATCAGTAGCTTGGAGATATTTAGAACGCTTTTCTGAGCCTGTATTGGCAAAGGCTAACCAATCAGAGCTATGGGTAGAACTGGTTAATGGCGCACGAATAAGGCTGTTTGGGGCTGATAACCCTGACGCACTCCGAGGCAATTTCTTGGATGGCGTGGTCATGGACGAAATGGCCGATATGAAACCATCCGTATGGGGCGAGATCATTCGTCCCTTACTTGCTGATCGCATAGGCTGGGCTACATTTATTGGGACACCAAAGGGTCATAACGCTTTTTATGACATCTTTAACGAAGCCCAAAAGAACCCGAACTGGTATGTAAAGACCTTACGGGCAGACCAAACCAATCTGTTGCCACAATCTGAGTTAGACGATGCCAAAGCATCTATGTCTGATAACCAGTACGAACAAGAATTCCTTTGTTCATTCGAGGCGGCTATAGTTGGGGCGTATTACGGTCAGGAGATGCGTAGGATCACCGACCTTGAGCGCATTACTACGGTGGACTATGACCCAATGTTCCCCTGTCACACAGTTTGGGACTTGGGCTACAACGACAGCACAGCTATTATTTGGTTTCAGGTGGTGTACGGTGAGATACGGATACTGGATCATCACTCTAGCAATGGTCAACCCATTTCTTATTACACAGGCTTACTTGCTCAAAAAGAGGATGAATTTGGGTACAAATATGGCACTCATTACCTGCCCCATGACGCTAGGGCTAAAACTTTGGCAAGCGGTGGAAAGAGCATAATCGAGCAAATTTCTGCAAAAATTGACATAAAACATCTAAAAATTGTTCCAAACCTGTCAATTCAGGATGGAATACAAGCAACACGACTTGCATTAACTCGCTGTTGGTTTGATAATAAGTGTGAAGAATTAATAGAATGTTTGCGTCAATATCAAAGGGAATGGGATGATGATAAGAAAGTATTTAGGGATCGCCCAAAACACGACTGGACAAGTCATTCGAGTGACGCTATGCGCTATCTCAGCCTTGTTTGGAAGGATGAAGAAAGCCCTATCCTCAAAGATGACCGCATTAAAGGACTTCATGTCGGGCAAACGGATGTAACTTTGAACGAAATGTGGAAAGAAACCCCCAAAATAGTCAATAGGAGAATTTAAATGACCACAGCAGCCGCAACCTTTGCATTACCCTACGAGCATGTAGCCGCTTCACAAACAGCCCAAGTATTAGGCACAACTGGCGCAACTGGCGATTATTTACACCGTTTAGTTATTACAGTTTCTACATCACTTACTGGAACTGTGGCCTTGTTAGACAACACTACATCTTATACATTGGTGGCCGCCAATACTGCAATTGGTGTTTATTCCATTGAAATCAACACCTTTTCTAAAAATGGTGCTTGGAAAGTAACAACGGGTGCTGGTGCAGAAGTAGTAGCAGTAGGTAACTTTACCTAGGAATAGACATGGATCACACATACGAAGATTGGTACAACTGCATCGCCCAGTACGAGCGTACATTTAAAGAATGGGAAGGCAGAGCCGATAAGATCGTTAAGCGTTACCGTGACGAATCACGCAGCCGAAACAATCCAACAGCTAAATTCAATATCCTGTGGAGCAATGTTCAAACCATTACCCCTGCGGTATTTGCAAGACTGCCAAGACCCGATGTAAGCCGTAGATTCCGTGATAACGACCCCATTGGTCGTGTAGCGTCTATGATGCTAGAACGGGCATTGGAATATGAGATTGAGCATTATGGTGACTATGCCAGCGCAATGAAGCAGACGGTTCAAGACCGTTTACTGGGTGGGCGTGGTACGGCTTGGGTTCGTTATGAGCCACATATTGTTGGTCAAGCTGCTGGGATGGGTGAAGGTGCGCCCGATGATGGATTCCAAGTTACTGAGGATGCAGACGAAGCAGAAACCGAAGGCGGTATCTATCGTGAGGATCAAGAGCGCATAGAGTACGAATGCGCCCCCGTAGACTATGTTTACTGGCGTGACTTTGGTTTGACAACTGCCCGTACATGGGAAGAAGTGACCGCAGTATGGCGTAAAGTCTATATGGAACGAGCCGCCCTTGTTGAACGCTTTGGCGAAGAACTTGGCGGTAAGATTCCCCTAGATACCAAGCCTGAAACATCTAAGTCATTTAATGAGAAGATGGGCGAAGGTTCACGGGAAGCATTGATCTATGAGATTTGGGACAAAGCTACAGGTCAAGTAATTTGGCTATCCAAGTCTATGGGTAAGATTCTTGATACCCGTGATGACCCGTTACAACTGGAAAACTTTTGGCCCTGCCCAAAACCTATGTTTGCAACGCTTACGACAGACAGCCTAATTCCTGTACCTGACTATGTGCTTTACCAAGACCAAGCAAGACAGTTAGACACGCTGGCAGACCGTATTGATGGATTCATCCAAGCACTTAAGGTTCGGGGCGTGTATGACGCTTCTGAACCATCTTTACAGCGTTTGTTTACAGAAGGTGAGAACAATACTCTCCTGCCTGTCAAGAACTACGGTGCGTTTAGCGAAAAGGGTGGACTTGTTGGGGCTATTAACCTTGTGGATATTGCCCCTATCGCTCAAGGCTTGAACATGGCTTATCAGGCTATGGAGCAAGTAAAGGGTCAAATTTACGAGATCATGGGCATTGCTGATATTCAGCGTGGTCAGACCGATCCTAATGAAACCCTTGGCGCACAGATCATTAAGTCAAACAACGCTTCAGGGCGTTTAAAGACTATGCAACATGAGGTAGTGAACTTTGCTACCGCCCTATTGCAAATCAAGGCACAGATTATTTGCCAGCATTTTACCGATGACACCATCCTTAAGATTAGTGGTGCAATGCAACTAAGCCCACAAGATCAAGCACTTATCCCACAAGCCCTTGCATTATTAAAGGATGAACCTGCTAAGAACTTCCGTATCGAAGTAACTACGGATTCCATGATTTATCAGGATGAGCAGCAAGAGAAACAAAACCGCATGGAGTTCTTAAGCGCAGTTAGCGGATTCCTAAGTACAGCCCTACCTGCCGCACAATCCACACCTGAACTCACGCCAATGTTGGTCGAGATGCTCAAGTTTGGTGTAACAGCATTTAAGGCGGGTAAAGGCTTAGAGGGTCTGATTGACGAAACAGCCGATAAGTTCCGTCAGCAAGCCAAGGCAATGGAAGGTCAACCCAAGCCACCATCACCTGAAATGCAGAAGTTACAGATGGAACAGCAGATGGAACAAGCCAAGATGCAGATGCAACAGCAAATTGAGCAGGCTAAGATTCAGGGTCAGATTGAACTTGAGAAGGCTAAACAAGAGTACCAAGCACAAGAGAATCAGCTTAAATTCCAACTGGAAGATCAGCGCAATCGTGAAGAAAAGCAGATGGAACTTCAGCTTGAGCAGACTAAGATGGACACTTCCAACAATAAAGAACTGTTACTGGCTTACCTTAATAATGCCGCCAAGATTGAAACAACCCGTATATCGTCAGGCTTAGATACTGGTGAAGCGGCTTATGCTGATAATGTACAAATGGCTAATATTTTGCAAGACCAATTAGGATATTCCGACATGAAAAACCACCCATTACAACCTGCAATTGAGAATATGTACAACAGCAATCAGCAATTAACACAATTGTTAGCAGCATTGTTGGACAAACTTAACCAACCTAAGACTGTAATTCGTGGCCCTGACGGTAAAATTGCTGGGGTTCAATAATGGCTATAACAGTCAAACACAGTAAAGTCAGCACAATCCCTGACGATACAGACACTAGCCTTGTACGCCCTAGCGATTGGAACGCTGACCATACCCTAACGGGTACGATAGAGATAACTAATGGCGGTACGGGTCAGACTACGGCTAGTGCTGCGTTTGATGCTCTTGCCCCATCTCAAACGGGCAATACTGGCAAATACCTAACAACTAATGGCACAACTGCATCTTGGGGTACTGTTTCAGGTGGTAGCGGTACGGTCACAAGCGTGGCAACTGGCACAGGTTTAACTGGTGGGCCAATTACAACTAGCGGAACTATTGCTATTGATAGCTCGGTAGTTACTTTAACTGGCACACAAACCCTTACCAATAAAACCCTTACATCGCCAATAGTCAATGAAATATTGGATGTAAATGGCAACGAAGTGCTTGGATTGTTATCAACTGCTTCTGCTACAGATTATCTAGGAATCAAAAACGGTATTGGTGTAGGCGTACCGCTTCATATATCTTCTGAAGGTTCTAGTACAAATATTGGGTTACATATCCAACCAAAAGGTTCGGGTTTAGTCACCATTAGCGATGGCACAGACTTTAATAAAGGTATTCGTTTTAGAAGTTCGGGTAGTTCAGCAAGTGCCATTACCTTATTGGATGCCGTAGCAACTGCTGGTCGGGTAGTTACTTTGCCCAATGCTACAACCACTTTAGTAGGCAGAGATACTACAGATACACTTACCAACAAGGATATTTCAGGCTCTACTAACACTTTAAGTAATATTGGCAATTCCAGCCTTACTAACTCAGCCATTACCATTAACGGCACAAGCACAAGTCTTGGTGGCTCAATTAATGTAGGTACTGTTACAAGCGTTACAGGCACAGCCCCAGTAGTTTCTAGTGGCGGTGCAACCCCCGCTATATCAATGCCAGCGGCAACTACTTCTGTAGATGGTTATTTAACTTCTACCGATTGGACAACCTTTAACAATAAGGGTAGCGGAACAGTCACTTCAGTAACGGCTACAAGCCCTGTTACTTCTACTGGTGGAACTACCCCTGTTATTGCTATGCCAGCAGCTACAACTAGCGTAAATGGCTATTTAACAAGTACGGATTGGACTACCTTTAACAATAAAGGTTCAGGTTCAGTCACTAGCGTAGGCGGTACAGGCACAGTTTCAGGTATATCTTTAAGTGGCACAGTCACCACTACTGGCAACTTAAGTCTAGGTGGAACGCTTGATTTATCTAGCCCCCCTGCTATTGGTAGTACAACAGCAGCAGCAATTACTGGTACAACCATTACTGCTACTAAATTCGTAGGGGTAGAGGGCGGGACATTCTAATGTTTCAAACTGCTTTTCAGGCTAATGCGTTTCAAAATAATGCGTTTCAAATCAATGCTGCACCGCCACCTGCTGCCCTTACTGGTGGTGATGATGCGTCTTGGACACCTGAAGAACTTAAACGAATTCAAAAGATTCAACAAAAGATTGCTGAACGCCAACGCAAACTTAATGAAGCCATAAAAGATGCCAACGCATCACGCAAACAAGCGTTCAAAGATTTAATTGATCCTGTTGCTAAAGTTAAGCAATCTAAAGTACAATCAAAACAAGAGGTTAAAGCTGATATACCGTTAGCTGAAACAGAAGATTTACAGCGGTCTATAAGCTACCTTGAAAACCAACGGGATAACATCCTTGCGGCAGTAGCTTACAGACACCAGCAATATCTCATTCAAGAGCAATTGCGAGTAATGGAAGCCAAACGCCAAGAGGAACTTGACGATGAGGCAGCATTATTACTACTACTGTAGACGCACAATATAAATTAGCTTACGAACACCTACACGCTGGCAGATACGAGTCAGGTTTTAGGTTATTTGAATATCGTTGGCATCCTGAAATTATTGCCAAGCAAGCCCAGCCTTACGCACCTGCGTTAAAGATGCCAGTATGGAGAGGTGAACCCTTAATTGGTAAATCTATCACAGTACAGATGGAACAAGGCTTTGGTGACATTATTATGTTTGCCCGCTTTTTACCTGCTTTAAAGGCTTTAGGGGCATCTAGGGTCGTTGTTCTGCAAGAAGGTACATTGCACTACCTTTTAGGTCAAATTCACGCTGTAGATGTGTTTAGTAATAATTTGACAGAAGGTGCGGCTATCGAATCAGATTACTGGATTGGCTCAATGTCACTCCCGTATTACATCTCGTTACAACATCCCATAGTCAAGGCGATGTTTCCTGTAACACGCAAGAAAATAATAGGTTCAGAAGGCTATTTACACGCTTTGCCAAGCAATATTCCACCCAAAATTGGGGTAAATTGGGAAGCATCTAAGCAAACCTTGTACTACATTAAGTCTATTGCCCATGAACACATGGCTGAAATGGTCGGGGATGACGCATATAGCTTAAACCCTAACTCTGACGGCTTATTTCACCCATTACCTAATGATGGCTGGAAGAAAAATTGGGTACAAACTGCAAACCACATGAAGGCAATGAAGGGAATTGTCACCGTAGACACGGGAACAGCACATTTGGCTGGTGCTTTGGGCGTTAAATGCGTGGTTTTACTGCCAAAAGAAGAATTTGTATGTTGGCGTTGGAAAAATGCCCGTTGGTATGACAGTATTTGCCTGTTAAGACCAAATGAATACGATCAATTACCTGAACTTATAAGGAGAATGTAATGCTCTGCCCAAAATGCGGATATTCCGAGGAAAACCACACACAAACCAAGAAAACTGATGAGGAATTCTTTCTAGAATGGTGGAGTCCCACCTTGGGATTAGAAGAAGCCAAGCGGTCATGGTTAGACAAAGTGGCTATGAAGTCTAGGGAAGCCCCTATGGTTAT